TTGCATCTCCAAAAGCGTAATCGACAGCAGCAGGAAGCGTATCTTCATGCTCGCGGTAAATCTGGGCCGATACAAGGATATGACCCTTCTCAGCATTAAATTGAATGACATCTGTAACAATCCTTCCAACTGGGTAAGCGACCTGAAAACGGCGAATCCTGCTATTAATATCTTCGTACGAACTCAAATCAAACATATAGTTCATCCTCTTCTGTTGCTAGTTCAAGTGCTATTGCCAGGTAGGCAATGGCATCTACGTATGAATCAACGTGGCTTGGGGTTTCTTGAATTCGGCTGAGTTTGACCTCGACCATTGCAAGGCAAGCCTGTGCGTCTGTGATAGGGAAATCAAATAGATTGGATAACCTTGCAGATATCCGACCTTGGTTGATTTTTGGATGACCGTAGATTGCACCACGATTTTGCATAATGTCGATTGCATCAATTAGCGCCTTCGTTGCTTTCAATTATTCCCTCCAGAATTCTTGACGTGAAACCGCACGTCCTCGTAAGTAGCCGTCACGATGGCCCTGTTCGCGCCCGATTGTGATTCCCATGTAATACCCGATAGATGTAAAAACGACACCAAATACAAAGCAAAGTAATGGTGACATTTAGTTACTCCAGCACATTGATTGATAATCAGTGATTAAGCACCATTGGCCCAAGGCATCATCAAAGATGACTTCATAACTATTGCCGAAGTCCTGGAGGATTGTGCGTGCAGCCATGAGGGTTGCATAGTTGTCAAACCAGTAGATGTAATCCAGGTCGTAATTGACTGGACCTTCAAAGCGTCCATCCTGTGCTTCCCAGTTATTGCCTTTAAACTGCATCGAGGTTTCGTTGAGGTTTTCAAAGTCCTCTGCCATGTCCATATAAACTGCTTTCATTGCGCCCATCTTTGCCCCTTTTCCCAATTCGTTCGATTGGTTATGGCATTAGTGTTGCACAGGGTCAGGACAAGTCAAGCCTATTTTGATAACGAAATGGTAACAATTCTGCATCGTCCATTTGAACGTCTATATCCCTGCGTACAGGGAAAATGTCGTTAGCGAGGCCGCCCATACCGCTTGCCATGCACTAGGAATGTGCCATCCTTTTCCACATAAATCAGGTCAACTTGGACATTCTTGCCTACTTCTGTAACAATGGCGAAGGCCTGCTGCCAATTGGGCATAGAAACGTATTTGGCGGCCTTTACGTTCATTGCGTGTCCCACTTCAACTCCGTGCAGTACGCGCCTCACAGAGCCGTTGTAGGCCTCAGAAACGGCACTCCTACCAGCACGATGCGTGTGCCCCATAATGGTTGATACGCCTGCCTTCTTGGCCTGGTTTAACGCGCTCATTCCAGGATTAGGATTAAGCCCACCTAAATCGCCATGAACCGCAATCCAGCCCCTCGCGATTGGATAAGCCTCTTTGTGGAATTGGATGCCTAGTTCATCGAGTTTAAGGAACTTCTCAAACTTCAATTCAGGTAATGACAGAAAAGCAGGAATCTTTTTCATAATGACGTTATACAAACGGTCAGTGTGATTCGAGCGAATGGTATGGGCTTCCTTGGCGTACTGAGTCAATCGCCATAACACGTCAACCGTATGGTCACGGTCAGAGGCTAATGTTTGTTCGTACCATCCAGGCGTGGACTCACTCCAACGACTGATTTGTGGTAAATCTATTTCATCTCCGATAGTAACGACAGAGTCGTGCTTAAACGCTTTTGCAAATAATTCAAAGTTTCGTACAACATGTGCATCCTCATAGGGACACTGAAGGTCTGGCCAAACGATAGTACGTTTCATTCATCCTCATCGTCATCCTCGTAATCGCCGAATTTTTCGGGTTCGATTGGGGTAGGCAAAATCCAAGCAGGATAGGCTTGCGGCTCTGTAATCATGAATAACACAACAGACTCAGGAAAGCCTGCCTTCTTTAATGATTTATAGTATTCATGCAGCCCAATACAGAAAGCATCAAGTGCTGAATACCCTTGGTCCTGTAACGCCTTAGTTGCTTTTCTTGCCATGAGATAATTGTTACCTCTCTAAGATACGAATAATCGTTTCAACACGCGCTTCTAATGCAGTAATTTGGTCGCGCATAGAAGAGCCGCTATTTGGCTTTAGTTCGTTTAGGTAATGCTTTACCAACCATTTTACTGCACCAATAAATGAACCAATAACGGTCAGCGCAGCAACTACAACACCCGTCCAATCTGTTGGACTCATGAGATTTGGTCATCGGATGGGTCAAGGTACTTGACAATTGGTGCAACTAAAGCAGAAGCAAGAACTGCATATTCAGGACGAATATCAGCAACTAGCGCAAGGCCTAAAGTAATTGCTGAAACTGCAACTGCTTTGAGGTAAGACTTGATTGCGTTCTTTGTGTTTTTATTCATTTCCATTTCCTATTCCTAACATCGGGATATCGAACCAAGAACCGTTCTCATCGCCCTTTTTAGTAAAACTGATATGGATATGCTTATCGTGGCGATTAATGCCAGAATAAGGTCTGAAACGCCAAAGTGATTTAGCACTGGCAATTTTTCCTGAGTAAATGACGTACTTGATTCTTTTGTCGCGCTTGGCACAAATGCGTATTTGGTCGGCAAGATAAGCACCTGTGCTGGAGCGTGAGTCGAGGTCCTTATCCACATCAATAGCCCTGACGTAGCCGTTAACCTTATCGGGAAGGTGGTCACTCGTACCTGCTCGTTGATGGCGCGCATCACCTATCCAACCATCAGACTTTCTGTCGCGGTCAGGAAATGAATCATCAATCTGCTCACGAAGTTGTTGCCCTGCTTTACAGAGTAGAGGCTTCATCAAGACTCGCTAGATATGTTTGATAGTCACGATTTGCAGGGTCATTAGGTATAAAAGATACAACGCCATCTTCTGATGTCATTTTAATGCAAATGCCATATTCGTTTTCTATTTTTTCATATTGCATTTTATATCTCCGCACTTGCTGTATAGCAAACTAGAACTTGTTGACCAGCACTATTTGTTCCGCTAATTGTGTTGTAGGCAATCCCATTAGGATAAGTTCCCAGAGAAGTGATTGTTCTATTAGCATTTGCACTTCGGTTATACCAAACTCCGCTTGCACCACTTACAGCAGCGTAACCAGTAACAGTTGGAGATGTTCTCATTTCAACAGGAAATTGATGAATTACTAAAACTCTTGAATTTTCACTGGTTTCAATTTGTGTCCAGATAACTGCACCAGTGCTTGTTGTTCCAACTGCTTCATTTAGACCATAAGTCTTTTGATAATATCGTTTTGCTAAGTCAATTTCTCCACCAATGGTTGTTCCAGCGCGTGAAAATTCACTAGCAATATTGCCAATTTCTAATTGAACTCCAGTAACATACCAAGTCGCATTTAATGTGGATACAACCTGAACAGAACCAGTTGCACCAACTCTAGCCGCCCCCTGCCAAGCATTTACAGTGCTTGTTAATAATGAACTACCTGCTCCCAGATTGAAGCCAACTCCTATACCAATTCCATTTCCTGATAACAACCAAGTGCCACTGGTATCTCCAGCAATAGTGATTGTTTTCTTTTCCCAAGTATTAGCCGCGCTAATTGAATATGTAAAAACATAACTGCGATTGAACGCTGAATTGAACAAACTTCCTGAATGAGTGCCAGTCAAACTTGACCGAACCCAGAAGGAAAGAGTTAATGTCTTAGCATTTGCACTGCCAAAACCAGTATTAAAAAAGTTATCTGACTCTATATATTGAACTGCATAAATGGTATCCGAACTGCCTAAAGTAGCGGCAGTGGTAACAGAATAACCCAAATAGTTTTGGAAACCGTTAGGTGGTGTGACTGACCCAAGATTTCTACCAGTTGTAAGTTTTCCACTAGTGCCTGAAGTAAAGTTATTATTCCAACGGTCTAATGTATATGTAAATAGAGAAGCACTGTTTAATAATTGTGAAGCGCCAACATTTCTTTGGTCTAATTCCATAGCCCCGTTGATTATCATATTTTTGCCAGCACTATATGATAATGAAGGTGTTACATAAGCATTGACTGTGCCATTAGTATCATTTACATCCGATGCTGAATAGACATCTCCGTCCGCATAGGTAGTTTTAAGTGGAAGTCCGACAGCCATTAGCACACCTCTTTCATAGGGTCAATTCTAATACATAACATCGAGTAAAGCCTCCTGCGTGGCGATTGTGGTTGTCCAAGTGTTAGGGGTAATGTTGTGAGCAATTCCCTGCACTTGGAGTTTCTTTTGGATAGTAGAACCACCAGGTTGCTCGTTTGTGATATCTACTGTGTCAAAGAAGTCTAGGTCCAGCGCTGCCGTAACTCCTGCTGTATAGGATGGAGTCATCAAATCCAGGGTAATTGTTTCAATACGGATGGAAGTATCTTTACGGCTGGTCACATAGGCGGTTGCCAGACTGAGTGCATTTGCGTCTGTTTGCATCAACATATCGTCTGCTGTGATAGCGCGAGTAAAATACTGCGCAATTGATGTTGCATCTGAGTAGGTCTGTGCTGTGCCACCGATTCGTGTCACAGTTGCCTTGTTCACGATTGTCTTATCATCTAGGGCGAATGTAATTCCTGCATAGTTAATGCCTGTGCCTGTTTGGTTGAATACTGTTGGGCTTGCGCTCTGTGCATCATAGACGAACTGACGGCCTTTGAAAGTTGCTACGCCATTAGCATCAATATAAAACGCTCCCTGTTCTGTGAACTCAGCAGTCTGAATTGCCGCTAGGACTGTGCGAAGAGTTCCAGGGTCAGCCTGGCACGTTGTTGCACCTGTGCCAATACTGGTAAATGAAGGCGGCCATGAAATCATTGTAAGAATGGACTGAACACGCTGTGCAGTGGTCTGTCCTGCTGTGCCGCCCGTAACTGTTGTCACATTGGAGTTATACATTAAACGGAAGGCATCATATACGACAAAATCAACGTAACCCGTTTCCTGGCCTTTAGGATAGGTATAGCGATATTCCGTAATGTAACCACCAAATAGTCCATAAGTTGTGCCATTGTAAATTGCACTGGCCTGTATTTTTCGTAAAGGTTGCAAAAGGCCATAATACGGACTTGAAGTGTTTTGAGGATTCCAATCACCATTTGGGTCAACAACACGAATGACTGCCTGACCAGATTCATATCTATCCTGGAGAAGATTGCGTCCACGTCGTGTTGAAATGTTTGTTGTAGAACTAGAAACATCAACAATTACTGGAACGCTAGAAGCAAGTTCAGCAAAACCAAGTTGTGATGTACCTAAGATAAATGGGTTGCCAAATGACGCACCGCCTGAAAGATTTATCTTAACAACAATGGTTGCAGGCAGCGCCATTAATACACCGTGCTGTAATTAATAGGAATACCAGAAGCCTGGTTGTTGTAAATGCCCTGAGTAATTTGTGAAACCAAGTCCTGGCTAGTTACAACTGAACCAGCATTATTGATAATAATTGTTGGTGAGTTGCCACCTGTTGATACGTTGCTAAATTGTCCAAGACGGCTTTGTAAGGCTGAAATGTCTGGCATGGCCAAATCTAACTTATTACGGATAACTTCTCTTTGTGTTTCAATAGGTGTGCTTGGTCCAGTTAGGACTTGAAGTTGTTTTACCTGAGGCATGATGCTATCCAGCATGCCTCTGATAGTTACACGTAATGCCTCAATCAATGCTGCAAAAGCATTTTCTGCTTCGTTAGCCTTCTTAATCATTCCTGCCAATGCAGCGTTCTGGTCAAGAATGGCAATCTTGGACAAAATGCGGAGGTCTGTTTCTTGGCTAGTTGATGCGTTTAATGCTGCATATAAATTAATTCGCTCAACATCAAACTTTTGTTCTAATTGTTTGAGCGCTAAATCATCACCAGTAAGTTTAATCTTTCTGGTTGTATTATCGTTATCAATCTTCTTTAGACTGTTGCCTGTTTCAAGAATCTTGTTTTGGTTTTCCATTGCTTTGCGTTGTTTTCTGCCAAGCGCGTTTTCTGTCTGACCAGCAATAGACATTGGTTGCTTGATAGTTCCGCCAGCATATTCACCGCGAGCAAAAGCAGCCTTCTTTAGATTTGAGCCGCCTTTAGCCAAAAGGAAGCCAAGTGCAGCAACGGCTGCTGTGACTGGAGCAAAGGCAATTAGAAGGACTGCGCCAATACCTAGGATTACAGGCTTTAGGTTTTCAAATTGCTTAATCATGTAGGCAATGTTCTTTGCCCCATCTGCAATGCCTTTAGAGATTTTATCAACAGTTCCAACGGCATTATCGACGCTGCCATTGCCACCTGTAAGAATAGATAAGG